GCAAATATATCATTTACTTCTTCAGGTTCTGGCTCCTCAGCTGACGCATATAATCAAGCCAACGCAGCATACGATCAGGCTAATAATGCATACAGCGCTGCTAACACTGCCAACAGTAATGCATTAGTAGCTTATGCTCAAGCCAATGACGCATACAGTGCAGCGAATACTGCTAACACCAACGCATTAGCAGCGTATGGACAAGCTAATTCTGCTTTTGATGCTGCGAATAATGCAGTGTTAAAAGCTGGCGATACAATGACTGGCGAATTAAATGTTGCTAATAATTTAGTTGTTACTGGTAATATTGCTATCGGTGGTTCTTCAAGCGCAGGTCGAAAAATAGAAACAGTTGGTAACATGCCAACATCTGGCGGATTTTCGTACAATTTTTTTGGCAGCGGTGTGATTCCTAGTGGAACAACGATTGAAGGTAGTAATTTTACTTCGTTCCCATCAACTGAAGATGCTGCGTTCACGCTTGGGACATTAAATCATTTTTATGCGCTTCAAGGAACTTTTGGAGCAAATTCAACAATAGATACTCAAATTGGATTTCATGTAGATAGTAATCTTGTTGATGCGAATAATAATTATGGTTTCTTTAGCAATATTCCTGCTGGCTCTAATCGCTGGAACTTTTTTGCGCTCGGAAATGCTAATAATTATTTTGCTGGCAATGTTGGTATTGCGATATCATCTCCAACTTCTAATTTACATGTGATTGGTGATGCAAATATTACTTCTAGCATTACTACTGCTAATGTAAATGCAACAACAGTTAATGCGGATAGTTTTTTTACCTCTACTGGCGCTAATGTGTATCTAACTGCAGTAAATGCATTTGATGCTGCTAATACTAAACTATCAGCAGCAAACGGAAACAGCAATATTGTCATTCTTGAAGATGAAGAAATTACTCTTACTGTAAACAACAATGCATTTACATTTGATACTGATGGAAGTTTTCTTCTTGACGGATCAATATATGTTGATGGCGACATTTATGGCGGCGCTGCAAATAGATTGTATCTATCAGGCGACGAAGGGGTGGGATCACCAAGTGTAAATTTACCAAACGCTATAAATGGTGCTAATACACCTATTGTTATCGACAATCAATTTGGTGGAGGTGTACAAGTAACCACTACCACTGGCTCATGGCTATTCGACGATAGTGGCGACTTAACTGCACCAGGAGATATTATAACAACTGGCAATGTTCTGGCTACAGCAATAATTCTTGCTGCCAATAATCTCCTCAGTGGCGACGAAAGTAAAATTCTTTCTGTTGCAAATAGTTCTGGTGATGGTCAAGGATACACAACACTACGATTAATACCAGACGATACTATAGAATCATTTGATCAGTATTTAATTATTGATCCAACATCACCAACACATATTCATATTCGTGCTGGTGGAACGCAAGACGATAGTAATGCTGATTTATTCTTGGGTGGCGAAAACAGTCACTTCGTTGTATATTCTGGAAGTGATCCAGCTGTTGCTGTTACCGCAAATAATAATACTTGGAATTTTGGTGTTGATGGTGTATTAGGATTTCCAGATAGTACATTGCAAAATACAGCATTTACAACATCACCAACTTTAGATTATGTCACAGCCGAAAATATAAAAATCAACAGTGGCGCGCAAGAAAAGTATCAAACCATTGCGAATGCGAATGGCACAGTAACTCATAATTGTGCTAGTGGTCAATTGTTCTATCACGATTCACCAGACGCTAACTGGACCGCAGATTTTACAAATCTTGAATTAACAAATGGATATGCAACGACATTGACATTGGTTATAGATCAAGGTGCAACTGGTTATTATGCCAACTCAGTTTTAATTAACAACAGCAGTACAACAATTAATTGGCAAGGCAATACAAATCCAATCGCAAGTAATAATAGAAAAGATGTTCTTACATTTAGTTTGTTAAAGACTGGTGAAAATTTTGGCGATGTAATCGTATTGGGTCAAATGACAGGATTTTAAATGTTTAGTTTAATTTCAAGATCATTTGCGTTTGGTCAATATGTGGGAATACCTAATCCTGCATTGTATCTTGATGCATTACATTATTCTGGATCTGGTTCTACTTGGCAATCATTTACAGGTCCTGATGCTACATTAAACAATGCTCCAACTTTTACAGCAACGTCACCGACATTTTTTGAGTTTGATGGTGTAAATCAATACGCAGAATTTACTCATAACAATGCACTTAAACCTACTAATGCTATAACACTAGAACAGTGGATTACAGCAGATGATTGGACAGCTGGCGACAGTATCAACTATCTTGCTTCATTAAGTTGCACTCAAGGCGGCGGTTATGCTTATTATATTTGGGCAGGAACATTTTACCCTTATGTAAGATCTGGTGGCGTATATCAAATTCCATCAGCTAATGTAAGCAGTTTTACAGCTGGTTCATGGCATCATTTCGTCACTACATTTGACGGACAATTTACTCGTTTGTATGTTGATGGCGTTTCGGCTAACACTGTAAATATGGGCACTTCCGGAAATGCAATAGGATATGATATCGACAATAGCATATTGGTAGGCGCAGAGGCTACGGGAACCACTGGCGCTGCAGGTCAATATTGGGATGGTAAGATTGGATTAACTCGTATTTGGAATAGACCTTTATCTGAATCACAAGTAAAATTATTGTTTGATTCAAATAAAGTTCGATTTGAAAATCCAACCGTTGTTACGGACAGCCTAGTTGTAAATCTTGACGCAGGTGATGCTAATTCGTATCCAGGCTCTGGATCAACATGGACTGATCTTGTTGATGCAACAAATTACAATATTGCTAACGGAACATTCGATAGTGCTAATGGTGGTAGTATTGTATTTGATGGGACAAGTACCTTTGTAGATATTGGTATACCATTGAGCGGTGGTTCTAATTTCACGAAAGAAGCATGGGTCAATGCCGATATTGTCACAGGATCTCGCAACATCCTAAGTTCTGCGAATAATGTTTTATGGAACAATGGCTCTACATTATCAGGTGGTGTTGGTGGCGCATTCTCTTCTGTCACAAGCTCAAGTTTCCCATCAGGTCAATGGCGACATGTTGTGCTTACGTTTGATGACTCGATCAATACAATGCGTTTGTATATCAATGGAACTCAAGTTTCTCAAAACACGAACGTTACACAAAGTTATACAAGCGAAACTGAACGTATCGGTGCGCATTTCTTCAGCGGCAACCCTGTAAGTTTCTGGGATGGTAAAATTGCGCAAGTTAGAGTTTATAGCAAAGCACTTAGCAATACTGAAGTGCAAACTAATTTTGACAGCACTAAAGCGCGATATGGTTTATAATTAGATAAGTAGAATATTATGAGCGAAGTAGATAAAAATTTAGCAGAAATTTTAAATACAGATTATGTTCCTGCAGTGAAAGAGGATAACAAACCAATCACTATTCATCAGGACGAATCTGTAGATCCAGACGCACATTATTCTCGTGCGAATTACTATAATCTTATCGAAAAAGGCAACGAAGCTCTTGATGGAATTCTTGAAGTTGCAAAAGAATCCCAACATCCCCGAGCGTACGAAGTTGCTGCAAACATGATCAAGAATCTCTCTGATGTTACAGAGAAACTTATGATTTTACAAAAACAACAAAAAGAATTGCGTGGTCCTGAAGAACAAGCAGCACCAACTAATATCAATGTAGACAAGGCAGTCTTCGTTGGTTCAACTGCTGAGTTATTACGACAACTAAAAAATGAATCAAATAGCGACAAGACTTAAAAATTATCTTGGGAATCCACGCCTAAAGCGCGTGAACATGGCAATGAATCTCACGGAAGATCAAGTCCGTGAGTTCGTCAAGTGTGCCGAAGATCCAACCTACTTTATCGAACACTATGTTAAGATCATCACTCTTGATCGAGGATTCGTTCAGATTGAACTTTACCCGTTTCAAAAACAAGTTGTTAATGACATTAATAACAATCGCCGTGTAATTGTAAAAGCAGGTCGACAGGTCGGTAAAACAACGATCATTGTTGGTTATATTCTTTGGTACATTTTATTCAATCAAGACAAAACCGTCGCGATTCTTGCTAACAAAGCCAGCACGTCAAGGGAAATTCTTGCTCGCATTAAATTAGCTTATGAAGCATTGCCGATGTGGATTCAACAGGGTGTTAAAGTCTGGAATAAGGGTGACATTGAGCTAGAAAATGGATGTCGCGTGTTGGCTAACTCTACTGCTTCCAGCGCGATCCGTGGTTTTTCTATCTCATTACTCTATCTCGACGAGTTTGCATTCGTTCCGAGTAATATCGCTGAAGAATTTTTTACTTCTGTTTACCCAACCATTTCTTCTGGTGAGACTTCAAAGATCCTTATATCCTCAACGCCAAATGGCATGAACCACTTTTATAGAATGTGGACTGAGGCTGTTGAAAACCAAAATGGATTCACTCACATTGAGGCTAACTGGCGTCAGGTGCCAGGCAGAACTCAACAATGGGCTGACGAACAGCGTCGCGTTCTTGGTGAAGAGAAGTTTTCGCAGGAAATGGAATGCGAATTTATGGGATCGGCTGGAACTTTATTGTCAGCTGCAGCCCTCAAGTCTCTTGCATTCGTAACTCCGTTGCATATTTCTGATGGTGGAATTAAAATTTATAAACAACCTATGGAAAATCACAGTTACATGATCATCTGCGATACCTCTAGAGGAAAAGGATTAGATTATTCTGCATTTGCAGTAATCGATGTAACAAATATTCCCTATAATTTAGTCGCGACCTATAAAGATAATACGATCAGCCCTCAAATATATCCTGGAATAATCAAAAAAGTAGGTCAGTACTATAACAATGCTTTTGCTCTTATAGAAATTAATGACAATGGACAACAAGTAGTTGATACTCTTTTTGAAGATTATGATTATGAAAATATTCTTTCTACTGTTTCCGCAAAGGGTAAAAAAGATAAAATATCACTTACTTGGGGGTATGGGACTAAGTCTCAGCGTGGAATTCGAACCACCAAGTCTGTAAAAAGGCTTGGGTGTTCTAATTTAAAGCACCTTATTGAAAATGAAAAACTTATTATTCAAGATTTTGATGTGATTGCAGAGCTCTCGACATTTGTCTCTCGAGGTTCGAGCTTCGAGGCTGAAGAAGGTTCGCATGATGACCTAGTCATGTGCTTAGTTTTGTTTGCGTGGACCACAAATCAAACTTTTTTTGCAGATTTAACCAATACTAACATTAAACAAAAGCTCTATGAGGAGCAATTAAAACAAATAGAAGAAGAATCACTGCCCGATTTTTTAGCTGGACATATCGATGTTGATGAAGGCGAGCAACGATTTATGTCAGATGGTATAGTATGGAATGTGGTTCAGCGATGAAAAACGGCAGTTTACTAAATATATCGTAGAATTTCTTAGAATTCTCCATTTATAGGAGCAAAAACATGGCTTTTCAAGTATCACCAGGCGTGAATGTATCAGAAGTTGACGCAACAACAGTTGTTCCTGCCGTTTCTACCTCAACAGGTGCTATCGCAGGTGCTTTTCAATGGGGTCCAGTAGACCTTCCAAGACTAGTTTCGTCAGAAGATGAACTGGTTCAGTTGTACGGCAAACCAGATGCTGACACTCATCTAACATTTTTCACCGCAGCAAACTTTTTGTCTTATAGCAATAGTTTGTTCGTAGCCAGAGCATCTGGCACAGGATTAAATACGGCAATGGCAGTGAACACTTCTGCTGCTGCAACAAACACAGCAATTAAAAACGAAGAAGATTATTTCAATAACTTCTTTACCGCATCTAACAATGCGTTCTACTTTGCTGCACGTTATCCTGGATCATTAGGTAACTCTTTAAAAATTGCAATTTGCGCCAATTCTAATGCAAGCGCATTTACCACTTGGGCATATTCACCATTCTTTGATGGTGCTCCAGGAACGTCAACATTTATTGCTTCTACATTTGCGTCTAATGCTAACGACGAAATGCATATTGCTGTTATTGACGAAGATGGATTAATTTCTGGAACAGCTAACACTGTTCTAGAAAGATTTCCAAATGTCTCTAAAGCAACAAATGCTAAAGACGAATCTGGTGTTAGCTTGTATTATCGCGATGTTCTATATCGCAATTCTCGTTACGTTTATGTAATGGGTCAAAATAACTCAACATGGGGCGTAGCTGCAAATAGCAGCTCTGCATATGAAGGCGAAAACCTAGATGGTATCTCATTCACTCTAGGAACCAATGGTACAGTTGCTGATGGTAACGTGCAAACAGCTTATGCTCAATTTGCTTCATCAGATAATGTTGACATTAGCCTAGTAATGGCTGGCGGACATAGCGCAACAGTAGCTGCAAATACAATTACTCTTGCTGCTGGTCGTCGAGACTGTGTTGCTTTTGTATCACCAGCACTCGCAAATGTTCAAGCTGCTGACCCTGTAACTGCAGTTGTCAACTTCCGTAACAATGCTCTATCAAACGTATCCAGCTCCTTCGCGGTAATGGATAGCGGTTGGAAGTATCAGTATGACAAATACAACGATCTATATCGTTGGATTCCATGTAACGGTGACGTTGCTGGTCTCTGCGCTCGTACCGATGCTGATCGCGACCCATGGTTCTCACCAGCTGGATTCAATCGCGGTCAACTACGCAACGTTGTGAAACTAGCATTTAATCCAAATCAAACACAACGCGATTCGCTATACAAAGCAGGTATTAACCCAATTGTATCGTTCCCAGGAGAAGGCACTGTTCTCTTTGGTGATAAGACGCTATTGGCTAAACCATCAGCCTTTGATCGCATTAATGTTCGTCGTCTCTTTATTGTTCTCGAAAAAGCAATTGCACGTGCTGCAAGAGCTCAATTGTTTGAGTTCAATGATGAGTTTACACGCGCTCAGTTCGTCAACCTAGTAGAGCCATTCCTACGACTCGTCCAAGGTCGTCGCGGTATCTATGACTTCCGTGTTGTTTGCGATGAAACAAACAATACACCAGAAGTTATTGACCGCAACGAATTCATCGGCGACATCTATATCAAACCAGCTAAAGCCATCAACTATATTCAGTTGAACTTTGTTGCTGTAAGAACTGGTGTTTCCTTTGACGAAATCGTTGGACGCTTCTAATAAATAGATAAAGTCAGGAGAAACACACAATGGCTTTTAACGTAAATCAATTTCGTACACAGCTCCAAGGTGACGGTGCGCGTCCTAATCTGTTTGAAGTAAGTTTGAACTTTCCTTCTTACGTCACAAACAGATTGACAGCAAGTGTAAAGTCCTCATTCATGGTGAAGACTGCTCAATTGCCAGGATCAACAGTAGGTATCGTTCCAGTTCAATACTTCGGTCGCGAAGTAAAAGTTGCTGGAAATCGTACCTTTGCTGATTGGACAGTAAGCATTCTAAACGATGAAGACTTTATCATTCGCAACGCCATGGATGCTTGGGTTCGTGGAATCAATGACAACGAAACAAACCTTCGCTCAGCACTTACAACGCAAGAATATTCCGTTGATGCGCTTGTGAAGCAATATTCAAAAGATGGTAACATCATCAAAGAATACAAGTTCGTTGGAATGTTCCCAACCGATGTTGCTCCAATCGATCTAGACTGGGGTTCAAACGACACAATCGAAGAATACTCAGTGACATTCAGCTATCAGTACTGGGTCGAAGGAACAGCTCGTTCACCAATTCCTTCTTCACTCGGTCCTTTGGGCTAATTTGATACGGGGGAGGAAACTCCTCCCCCTTTTTTATGATGGAGTAATGCATGGCTATAAATCTATTCGGATTTGAAATCACCAGAAAAAATTCTGCTGAGAAGTTGCAGCCACAAATCAGCGCGCCACTAAGCGACGATGGTGCAATTAATGTAACCTCTGGCGGTTACTTCGGAACATACCTTGATCTAGAAGCCAGTTTTAAGAACGAAGTTGATTTAATTACAAGATATCGCGAAATGGCGATGCAATCTGAATTAGAAGCTGCCGTTGATGATATTGTCAACGAATCAATTGTTCATGATGTTGCTGGTAAATCAGTTTCAATTATACTTGATGATCTAGAACAACCAGATAATATTAAAGAAATGATTCGTGAAGAATTTGACAAAGTTCTTCGCCTACTAGATTTTTCTAACTCAGGTTCAGATATTTTTAGAAACTGGTATATCGACGGTAGAGTATTCTATCAAGTATTGCTAGACGAAAAACAACCAAGACTCGGCATTCAAGAGCTTGTCTACATTGATCCACGAAAAATCAAAAAAGTTAGAAATGTTGTAAAGAAAAAAGATCAAAGAACAGGCGTAGAAGTTATCAGCGGCATTCAAGAATTTTATATTTACAACGATAAAGCAACAGTTCAAGGTCAAACTATCGTTTCATCACTAGGGGATTCCTCAGTAAAAATTGCTCCTGATGCTATAGTAAATATCAATTCAGGATTACTAGATCCAAAACGTAATATGGTTTTGGGTTATCTACATAAAGCCATTAAACCATTAAATCAACTTAGACTCGTAGAAGACGCGATTGTCATTTATCGTTTGTCGCGTGCACCAGAGCGTCGTGTATTTTACATTGACGTTGGTAATATGCCTAAGATTAAGTCTGAGCAATACCTTCGTGATATTATGACTAAGTTCCGCAATAAAGTTGTTTATGACTCAGCGACTGGCGAAGTCAAAGACGATCGTAAATTTATGTCAATGATGGAAGACTTTTGGATTCCACGTCGCGGTGAAGGTAAAGCAACCGAAATAACCACGCTACCAGCTGGTCAAAATTTAGGTGAACTATCTGACGTTAAGTATTTTGAAGAAAAACTATACAAGTCATTAAACGTCCCTGTTTCTAGATTACAACCTCAACAAGGATTTAGTTTAGGTCGCGCAGCAGAAATTACTCGCGACGAATTAAAATTTAGCAAATTTGTTGAACGATTAAGAGCAAAATTTAGTGTTCTTTTTGATGAACTGATGCAAAGACAATTAGCTCTAAAAGGTATTTGCTCGATCGATGAATGGAAAGAAATGAAAGAATATATTCATTATGATTTCCTCAAAGACAATAACTTTACTGAGCTAAAAGAATCTGAATTAATGTCTACACGTTTACAGCTCATGAATCAAATAGATCCATATGTTGGAACGTATTTTTCTAAGGCATGGGTGCGTAAACATGTTCTTCAATTCGACGAAGAAGGCATTCTTCGTATGGAAGAAGAAATGAATAAAGAAATAGATCAAATGCCTGAAACAGAACCGCAAGCTCAGGCTAATAATGCGCCTCAAGCTCAGCAAAACAATGATCTAAATACTCAGTTTAGTAACTTACAAAGTGATTCGCAGACTCAAATGAGTCAATAATTAACAATTTAAAATGAATAAATAATAATTGGAGTAAAGTATATGAACAATTTAACTGAAAATTTAATCGATGCAATCCTAAACGGCGATCAAGAAGCTGCTCATCAAGCATTTTCTTCTTCTTTAGCTGATAAGGTAACTGATGCATTAGAATTAAAGAAAGTAGAAATTGCTTCAAATTTGTTAGGTGCTGTTGAAGATAACAACGCTGTAGAAGTTGAAACGGAAGTTGATGCTGCTGCAGAATTAGAACCTGCTAACGAAGTAGAAAGTACAGATGAAATTTAAAGATCTAAGAAAAAATTTAAGTGAGCAGATCCCACAACCTGTTCAAACTAAAGATCCTAATGCTGCTAAAATAGCAATGCTAGTTCGTGCTGGTTTGCTTAGAACTAGCGAACTCCCTTTGCTACGTCAAGCGCGTCTACGCCAACAAAAACAACCAGATATTGGTCGTTTATCTAAACCACATCGCGATATTATTCAAAAATATAACAATGCTCTTTCTGGTGCAGCATTTGGTTCAACACAATCATTAATGGCACTTAGAAGAAATTTGATGAATTCCGTTGAAATTGAAGACGCTGAGCAAATTACTGAGAGCATTCTAAGTAATGAAGTAAACCCACCGCCTATGATTGTATTGAAGCGTAAGGGTATTCGCATTTTTCCAGATGGTCGTCGTGTAGCACTTTATACAAACGATAAATTAGGATTGGTATTTACAATTCCTTATAAAGGATCGGGTACATCTACTGAAATTATTCCTGGTGTAACTGCTGAAGAAACAGAACACGATGAACTATTAGAAACATTTGACCAATTAAAGTCATATGCTACTCAAGAAAATCCAAAAACAATGTCAAAGCATTTTAAATTTGCTGATGGTTCTAAAATGCCTATTGCTCATGGTGTAGCCAAAGCAATGCATATGGTTCATGGCGCGTTAAATGATGAAAACAAAAAGAAATATGAAGCAATGCTCAATGAGCCAAAAGGATTTAAGAAAGCAGCAGATTTTGCACTTAGCAGAGTTCAATTTACAATTGGTGGGAAATGAGTTTAGTTTCGGAAATAGTTAGAGAAATTATTGCCGAGGCGCGCAAACCGAATAGAAATATTCAAAAAATGGGACGCGCTAAAATTATTCGCGTTCGTATTCGTGGTGGAAAAATTCAACGCAGAAAAAAACTTTCTGCTGTAAAAGGTTATACGATTCGTGGTGGAAAAATGATTCGTATTTCACCGCGTGAAAGATTAAAGAGAAAACTAGGTGCTCGTAGAGCTAAAATTAAAAGAAGGGCAAAACTCGCAAGAGCTTTGATTCGTAGAAAGAGAACAATGCGCCGAAGAAAGGCATTGGGGTTAAAATAGA